TCGCAGCTCCTGCAACTAATCCTGCATCTGATTTAGAGCTGAAGTTACCAGCAACGATTGGTACTGCTAATCAGTATTTAAAGAATAGTTCTACTCCTGGAACTCTTGAGTTTGGAACAATAACAACTACTACTGCCAATTTAAAAATGGAAACAGCAGGCTTCAATATGGAAGATGCTGGTTCTGATCACGACGAGCAAAACCTTGTAATTCCAGTTGGAGATGGTTGTCAATCATTTACCCTCGTTTTTAACTTAATATCTTGTGGAGCTAACGATAAAATCTTAATAGATTTAGGTTACGCAGGCCCTACATACACTCAAAGTTTTCTTGGAGGAAGTGCTTATATTCAAGAAACTGGTAGCTTTACTGGTGATGGTTTTGATTTAGATGGAACCGAAGGTCAGATAAATAAAGATTGGCATAATAACGGTAATGTGTGGATAGGTACTATTCAAGGTTTTAAAGCTCATAGTCCAAGCACTGGACATATATGGGTTCATCAAACTTGGATACATTCAAGAAACTCACAAGGTATGCAATGGGCATCATATAGAACTAATTTAGGAGATGGTAATGGTCGATTGACACATCTTAGACTTAAATCAGAAAGTGCTACTGGCTTTGATGCAGGTACACTTGGTTATCAAGGAGTATTATTAGTATGACAAGTTCTTATGGACGAGGCGCTTTAGACGCTGAAGAGTATAAAAGAAAGAGGGCAGAAGAGTATCCTGACTGGAGAGTTCAACTTGACCTCCAATACTGGGATCAAGTCAATGGCACTACTAAATGGAAAGAAGCCATTGCTAAAGTAAAGAGTGACAATCCCAAGCCATGAGCCAACTTAAAGTCAACGCCATAAGGGCTACAGCAGCCAGTTCAGATGCCATTACGCTTGCTACTGATGGAACTTGCACGGCAAAGATTACTAATAACTTAAGCGCTCGCCGACTCAATATAAACGGTGCTATGAACGTGGCACAACGTGCTACCTCACACACTATTACTGGTAATGGTGGTTCTCAGAATGGTTATAGAGTTGTAGATAGATATAAACAGCAAACTAGAAGTGACGCTAATTGGACTTACTCTCAAGAGTCAGATGGTCCTACTGGGTTTGCTAATTCTTTCAAAGCTTTATGTACACAAGCAGATTCAGCAATAGCAGCTAATGTATATGAACAATTTGAGTATCATTTTGAAGGACAAGATGTACAGCAATTAGCAAAAGGAACAGCCGATGCTAAACAATTTACTGTTTCTTTTTGGGTCAAATCAAATTGCCCAGGAACATATATTCTTGAAGCAATAGATGATGATAATAGTAGGATTTGCTGTAAAACTTATACAGTGCCTGGTAATACAAATTGGAATCAATTTACATTGACTTTCCCTGCAGATACAACAGGAGCACTTGATGATGATAATGGTGCTTCTTTAGTCCTTAATTGGTGGACAGGTGCTGGTTCAGATAAATCAAGTGGTACATTACAAACTACTTGGGGTTCTACAGTACAGGCTAATAGAGCAGTAGGTCAAGTTCAGTTAGGAGGTACTGCTAATAATTATTGGCAGATAACTGGTATCCAAGTAGAAGTTGGAGATACAGCCACTGACTTTGAGCATAGATCGTATGGTGAAGAATTACTTCGTTGTCAACGTTACTTCTGGATGGCAGCTGATGGTTCAAGAGCAACTAATGAACACGTTGGTTTATTTGCAGCATATGGCTCAACCGATATAAGAGCCGATTTTCAACATCCTGTACAAATGAGGGATACACCTAGCAAGTATGAAGCTGTTGGAGCCCAAGGATCTAATTATTGGCGATGTTACGCTGATGGTGGGGTATTTTATCCAGACTTCTTAGACGCAGTAAAAGCTACAAATACAGCCGCAGCTGTTGCTATTTCTGATGATGTAAGTACTACTGCTGGTGTTGTGGGCTTTTGGCGTTGTAATAACGCAGCAGCCAGGTTAGGATTCGACGCGGAGCTTTAACTATGAATCAAACTAAACTTTATAAATTTATAAAAGATCCTATTGATGGGGACGTAGTTAACGTTAGAAAAAACGCAGGAAACGGTATCTATTTAACCATTCCACTTGATTCAAATAATACTTACTACCAAGAATACCTAGAATGGGTAGCAGCAGGTAACACAGCGGAGGCAGCAGACTAACTATGGCAAACGCACTGAATAAAGTCAAAACAAGCGGAGTCGAAGATGATGCTATCTCTTTGGCAAAAATGGCCCCTGGTACTGATGGTCAGGTTCTTACTTATGACGCATCAGGTAATCCATTAGCAGTAGGACCAGGAACAGATGGTCAGGTATTAACTTCTACTGGTGCTGGATCACCTCCAGCTTTTGAAACCTTACCTACAAGTGGAGCAACCTTATCTGGATCAACTGATAACACAGTTGTCACGGTTACAGGCGCTAACGCTATGCAAGGTGAGGCAAATCTTACCTTTGATGGGACAGTTTTAAGAGTAAAGAACACTAATAATGCAGGTGATGGTGTTGTATATGTTGAAGGAGGAGAAGGAGCTAGTGCCGTTATAGAAATGGCGGCAGATGAAGGAGATGATAATGCAGACAAGTGGAAGTTATACAGTAATGCTTCTGATAATGAATTTAAAATTGCAAGTAAAACATCTGGAAGTTATGTAGATAAACTTAATTTAGAAGCTGGTGGAAACGTAAAAATAGTTGACGGTGATCTGAAAATAGCAACAGCTGGTCACGGTATTGACTTTAGTGCTACTGGTGATAGTTCTGGAACAATGTCAAATGAGCTTTTGGACGACTATGAAG